CCTCCTATAAAAAAGTGTGTTGGGGTTAGTCCCCGACCAAATCGTTTCACAATTTAAATCCAATAACAATGGAACAAGTAAAAACAAAGGCAACACCTAAAGAAAAAAAGGTGGTTGTAAAAACTCCACCTAAAGAAAAAAAGGTGGTTGCAAAAACTCCCGCATCAGCTCCAATTGCTAATGCAAGTCTTTCTTACTTTAACATCAAAAAGTACGAATCTGTCAAGTTCACGGAGCTTGGCACTATCAAGAGCATCTTTCCAAGTGACGCGAAGATAGAGCCTTACTTGCCTAACTTCAATAACCCTGATGAAAATGTCTTCTTGGTTATTACTTTGGCAGACGGCACTTCTACTTCTGTTGGTTGCTCTCGCGCTGTTAGTGAACTACTTCGCTCTGAAGAACTCACCATCAGTCAGGCTTGCAACTTACCTGTTCGTACTTCTGTGATAAAAGAAGGCAAGCGTGCAGGGCAAATGGGTTCTCCCAAGATTCAAATGCCTGGCGAGGAATCCAACAGAATTGGTAAAAACGGTAAAGCTCTTAAGGACTTGAAGGATGAACAATTTGACCCTTCTGCGATTAAAAGATCTTTTCAAGCACCTGCTTGGTAAAGAACAATCTTGTAATAAGGGGGACTTCGGTCTCTCTTATATACAGGGTGGGTGGATTGTAAAGTAACATTGGGTGGGGAAATTTAAAAACAAATCACTTTAACAGAAGATTATGTACAAACTAATGTTATTTTATCATTGTCCCTTAGGGAGAAATAAACTTTTATGGTAAAATAGCATTAGTTTTATATATGTTTGAGTGTAAAAATAATGCAGTGTATTCCCTTAGTGATAAACAGTTATAGATTACAACACTATTAATTCTACAATAATAGGATTATATAGCATTAAACAACCCTTTAAATAATAAAGATATGTATGCAAGCAGAATGGGAGTTCATAATATGTTCTCTAATCAAAATGAGTCTGAATATGTCATTATTAATAATGAACATAATAGTCATCGTGCAGCTCAGTTTAATATAGCTTACGAAGGTGGGTTTTTAACTCATGTAGGTGATGGCTTTTATAAAGTAAAGCGTATTGTTGCCAATAATCTAGGTCTTGTCATTATGTGTGATGCAGATCAAAGAATGTATTGAGTATAAGGGAGAATAATGTTTCTCCCTTTTTATTTAATAAAGCCTAGAAGCGGGCTTCAGTAGAGATATAATGCGAAGTGAAACTCTACTATTTTTTCAACCCTTAAATATTATTATTATGGCTAACGCTAAAGAAGAGTTTATTAAGCACGTTGGTAACAGGATTGTTACATGCGCTCTTATTGATTATTCTCCTTATTCATTTAGAGATGAGGATGAGAAAGAAGATTGTGCATACAGACTGCGTGTTGGTTATACACAAGAAGAGTATGATGCATTTGTTGATTCATTAGATTTCGTATATGATAATGGTTATGGAATACAGCAACTATATGGTAAGATATGGTATAATGATGGTACATGGTCAGACAGATATGAGTATGATGGATCAGAATGTTGGGACTATCATTGTGTTCCTACAATACCAGACGAGTTAATATTTTAACCCTTTAATATATTATTCAAAATGAAAAATCTTACAAAACGTAGATTGATTGTTAGTTATTTCTGTATATTGTTTTCAGCAGCAATAACATTGTTTGTGTTTGTGATGTCAATTGTTAATATTCGTGCATTTCAAGCTGAATATTTAATGATGTTAATCATTATGGCTATTGTCAGTGGTGTTATTGCTCATTTTTATTATCCCCATAAATACAATGGATAAGATCATTAATATAGCATTCACAGTGATACTAGGTGTCCTGATGATATTGATGTGTATACAAATGTGTATGTTTGCACATTATGGTGTAGCTATTGGCTGTGCTATGGTTGCATCTATATTTGGTGTAATTGTTTATAAAGAAAGTAAATAGGTTTAAAATGAGAATAGTGTAAAGGGCTTGGTATTTTATCAAGCTCTTTCTTTAACCCTTTAAATATTCATAGAAATGAAAAAATTAGTATTACTAGTAGCTATAGCTACAACATTAATGAGTTGTGACTCTCATGAGAAAGTCAAATTGTCTAATGGTGCATATGTTGATGCCATTAATAATACAAACATCAGCTATTATCAGTTTGATGAGGTGTGTGTCCAGAACAGCAAAGGTACATGGTATATTTGTGATGATGGTGAGTTTAGAGATACAGTGATGGTTACATCATCAGGTGGTATTAAACACAGAACAGGTAAAATTGTAAGCTTTTAAATTGTTTTGAGGGTTAGAAATGTAGTAAAGGGCTCAGCATATTGTTGAGCTCTTTCTTTTAATTTTCCTCACATATATAAATTATTCACACTTTAAATTTAGCAACAATGGCAACTATAAAGTTGACACCAGTGGTGTTTTGTTCATTGTTTGTGCAACTAGCAAAGTTTCAATATACATATTGTGTATTGGGTGGCTTAGTGTTAGTGAAGGCAAACAAAGAATCATTGCAAGCGTTAGGTTTTGCATTAGATTTTTAAGATTTAAAGGTTATTATAGAGCTCTTGGACAATGTCCTTGAGCTCTTATGTTTTATTTATCTTTTCACATTTTAAATATGTATATACATGAGAAGTCAATTAAACGAGCTATCGAAAATAGCAAAAGATTTAAAAGATCTATTAGCAGATCACCATGGTATTATTAATAGTCCTATAGAAGTATCAGATAATATACGAGTGACTACAGTAAACGTGGATTATATGAGTGTATCATTTAATCGTTTTCCTAGTAAGCTAGAAATTAATGTGTATCACACTGATAAGTTCAATCAAACTAATGTCATCATTGACATAGATAGAATATCTGATGAAGATTTAGATGCTATTATCTTACGTAGTAAAGAAGAGATTGTTGCATTTAAACGTCTTTTTGAACAACAAGTGGTGGCAAAGAGAAGAATGAAAATACTTGAGTTACAAGCTGAACTAGAAAAATTATCAGATGATGAAAGAGCAATTTAAAGTTTTACAGCAATTTTTAGCTGAAAGTAAGATAGACGTAGATTCATCTTTCTTTAATATCAATTTTTGGAATCAGACAAATCGTATTGATCTCATGGGACATCATCAAAAAGAATTAGCTTTCTTATTGATGCCCTATTCACAAGGTACATTGGAGACAACAGGATTTATCAAGTTTGCATTTATGTTTCAAAATCAAGAATTTGTAATCACTTTAACGCTATGAAAGAGAAAGAATTCAGAATAGGTGATAGAGTGTTAATCACTAAAAGCAGTGAGAATTGGTGTGGAGGAATGGATAAGTATATTGGTAAAGTTGCAACATTAGTTTCTGGCAATGAAGATCACCATTTTAAAATAGATCTTGATAATGGTTATTGGACTTGGTCTAATAAACAAAGACATTTTGTGCATTTTGACATGGATGAGTATAGATTGCGAGAAGCAAGAAAGTTATATCCTGCTGGTACAATCTATAATTGTGCAAATTCTTATAGCGATGGGTTTATTGTAGACAATCCTGAATTATTCAGTATACCAGAACCAAATGTTATTTATGGTGAACTAGGTAAAGGTGCTATCTATTATAAAGGTAAATGGGCTGAAATCTTAGAGAAACCTTCATATTTAGTTAAATATGGTGATAAAGTTACATTCAGAGTTGGAGATGATTCTTATGAATACATTGTACAACCTTCTTTTTTAAGTATTTCAAATTATGTTAATCAGAAAATCTTCAAAGAGTTAGGTATAACGAATCCAGAAGAATTTTGTGCAAATGCTTATGGATATGCTATTGAAGAAGGTGGATTTCCAATGTGTAAAGTGGATGATTACGAAGCATTAACAAATGTTGTAAAACATTTATATGATGCATGTAATAGGTTTAATGTTTATGGAAAAGTATAAAAAATGGAGATTTTAAAAGTGTACATGACAACTTTATTAACGGGAGTGTTAATAGGAGTTATAATTCGTAGTTTCTTAAATAAATGAGAGCTATTTTAATTGACGCATGGGAAAATGATGTAAGGGAGGTTACAATCATTGACGAAGCTAATACATTACAACAAATGTATGAGCTTATTGGATGTTCAACTGTAGAATGTGTTCATTTACCAAATGGTAATGACCTTTGGGTAGATGAAGAAGGATTATTCTTTCTTTCACATAACAGTAGATTTTTCACGTATAAGGATGTTATGCCTATACATGGAAGAGGAATTATTTTAGGGGTAGATCGTAAAACAGGAGAATGTAAAAGCACTAAACTAACATTAGAAGATGTTACAGATAGTGTTGACTTTTATTCTTTGACTGAAGTACGAGAACTAGTTAAATCAGAGTATTAAACACACACAAAAAATGGAGATTACATTTAATCATGATGGCGTAAAGATTTACGATTCATTCAAATTGACAAAAGAACAAGGTGAGAAGTTAGATTCTGTCATTATGTTCGAAACTATCGTAGCTGATAGAATTTTAGAAGTGCATTACGAAGGTGATAGAGAAAATGCACCTCGTGAGATACAAACCAAAACTGGTGTATTGTCTCGTTGTTTGAAATATACAAGCAATGACCAAGAGAAAATGTATTTAGCTTATGCATTTATTAATAAGTATAATGCTACAATAGCTGTATTAGCTGGTTATGAAGCAATGTCTAGAGTTACAGAAAAAGATAGTGCTTTGTATTCTTCAATGATTGAATCTGCTAGAGAGCATTTTGGAGATAAATTCTCTGAAAAAGAGTTACAAGAAAAGATGGAAGATATGCTTAGTAGTAAAACTAGGCCATTCAAGCCAATGAGAAAGTTGGTTCGCCAAATAGATAATTCTAACTACGATTATACATTGTTTAAATCTATGTTAGATGATGAAGAAAATGGCGATGCGTACATTCCTGAAATTATAGAAGACATTGTAGAAAATGTCAAAGGAATGAACAAAGATTAATTTGTGTGTATAGAGGATAAGAGAGCAGCATTCACCTAATGTTGCTCTCATTCTCTAATTAACCACGTTATAGTTTAATAATCAATTCAATTAATAACAAAGAAATGAAAAAAGTAAAATATTACATCCCTGACATTGAAGTGAAATGTGTCACTTCATATTGTAGAAAAGATGAGATTGTTAAAATTACAGGATTAGCAGATAATTACAAAGCTGTTGATATTCAGTATTTAGATGGTAATGGAGATGTAGCACGTATTGGTCATTATGATAATTATGATCTTGAGTTTGTGCATGAAAGAGATGAACTATTGCAAGAAGCAATGGAACGTTATCCTAAAGGATGTTCATTTACCTCATTGGTAGGTACAAAGGTTACTGATTTTGACCCAAAATATCCAAAATGGGGTGAGGTTGATGACATTCAAATTTATATTATAAGAGAAGATCTTGGGAATGTTCTTGTTTATGAAAATGGAAAATGGGCTGATGTAGACACTACTGAAGATGATGAACACGAAGGTGCTAAATATAATGTAGGTGATACAATTGTATTGAAATCTATTAAATTACGTAATGCAACTTCTTATTGTAATGTTAAACCAGATGCACCTGGTCTTGGATATCACAATGGATGGAAAACTGACTTTGGTCAACATAAGGTGTTAGATGTTGCATATTCACCAGATAAAAAAAGTTGGTATTATGGAATTTCTAAGGGTACTTGGTATTCAGAAGATTCTTTTGAAGAAGTTAAAAAGCCTGTACCTACAGAAGAGTCTGATGTATTTCCTGTAGAGGGACAATGTAAAGAGATTTCTGTTGATTTACTAGAATATTTACGTAAGACTAGAACTCCAGAAGGAGACCAATCCTTGAAAGACCGTGCAAAAGCAATTTGCTGGAATCAAAAAGGATATTGGTTTGTATCTCGTAGTTCTCAGAAGAAGGAATATTCACATGAGTATTTGTCACAATTTTTCACACAAAAACCAAAACCAAGTATGGAGCCACAAGCCCAACAGTTTGAATACACCCAACAAGGTGGATTTCAATTAACTCTTCCTCCTGAAATTGTAGGAGCAGCGTTATCACAAGCTACACAAACTCACTTCAGAGAGTCTGAAAAGAAGTTTGAGAAGCATCGTGAAGATGTTGTTGCTTTGATAGACAAGAAGAAGCAGATGATTGAGACAGAATTGTATCAAAAGTTTGAAAAGACTATTTCTTGTGAATTTGTAGAGTTCAAGCAAAAAGTTGTAGAAGATTATTTAACTTCTAAGCAAGTTGTTATTGAATTGGGACAAGATAAGAAATATGAATTCTCTCTTGAAGACAAGCATGCAGAGTTACCAAAGATGGTGACATATCTACAGTTGTTCAAGCAAGCTATGATTGTAGGTCCTTCAGGATCAGGTAAATCAACTATGGCTAAGCAAGCAGCTGAAGTTATGGGATTACGCTATGGTGCATTCTCTTGTAATCTAGAAGCTTCTAAATCAGAGCTAGTAGGTTTTGCTAACATTGATGGTTATGTAGAATCTTCTTTCTTAGATTTCTATGAGAATGGTGGTGTATTTCTTGTAGACGAGTATGATTCTATGAGTCCTTCCATTGCAGTAGTGCTAAATGCTGCATTCGACAGAACTGGTATTATTGCTGTTCCTAACAGAAGAGGTAAAACTACAGCTAAGAAACACAAAGATTTCTATTGTATTCTAGCTGGTAATACCTGGGGTTCAGGTTCTGTAGAGTATCAAGGTCGTGAGATGCAAGATGCTGCTTTCTTAGATCGTTTTAAGATGTGTCGTATTTTCATTGATTATGATGAGAAGCTTGAGAAGAATATTGCTGGTAAGCATTATTCGTTCTTCAAGAAGATTCGTAATTATGTTAAGAAGAAAGTGGATGGTGAGAACTTCTCAACTCGTTCTATGTATGATGCAGCATTGTTGTTGAACAATGGTTTTACACAAGAAAACATTCTAACAATGATGTCTGAACATTGGGATGAAGCATTGCGTAAGGATCTTGTAACTGCTGTACTATAATGAGGATAGTTAAAGAAGAGAAGAAAGTTCTTCATATGTATTTTGATTCTGTAGATGATTTCTTTCAAAACAGTGATGCGGTAGCTATTAAGGAAAAAGGCATAAGTCATTTACCTAGCACTAACCAATCTCATATTAGAGACATTGCAAGATCAAAATCAGAAGGTTGGAGATATGGTGAGGAAGGAAGCAAAGATGAGTTTCAAAAGACTAGATTTGATCCCACAAAAGGTAAAGGTATGTGTGCAGAAGCTGTTAGATCAACCATGGCTGATAGAAGCTATAAGAAGTTGATGGCTAATGCTATGACATATCGTAGAAAACCTAAATTTCAAGATGTAGGATCTAGACTTTCTGTCCCACGAGCTATAGCTGGTGAGGATAAATACTTTGTTAGTCTTAAAGCTGCCAGAAAACCAACTGTGAAGATTGCTATTAACATTTGTGGGAGTGCAAGTGTTGATGCAAAAGCTTTTGCAAAAGTGGCAAAAACAGCTATTCCAACTATTTATGCGTTGGAACAAGCTGGTATTACTACAGAAGTTTATTATTGCGCGTTTTCTACAGGAACTCATAGTGGGTTTGCTCATAGTGAACTAGCTGTAAAAGTTAAATCAGCCCAACAAAGATTCTCTTGGACATTATTTGCTCCAATATTCTGTGTTGGTAGTTATAGAGATAACATATTTGCAGCTTGGAGTAACTGTGATGTAAGTGCATGTGGTTTACTAGGATATCCAATGGATCAAGATAGTATAAATAAACTTGGTAATCTTGGATATGATTCCGTAATTGGTTTCAATGCTGTAGGTCCAGTGGAAAATGTAGGTGAAATCTTTAGTAAGATTAAACTGAAGAAATAATGTTGAATAGTGTATTGTATAGAGCTCTTAGACTTTGTCTTTGAGCTCTTTTATTTTTTCACATTTTAAATATTTAGAAAATGAAAATAATTATCGAGAAGTCAAAATCTTCGCTTATTACACATCTATTGCATTTAGCAATGTTTGTTTTAATGGTTTACAGTGCATTTATAAAATATGATCCTTTTGGATATATTGTTTGTGCAATATGGGTAGTTTGTTCTTATGTATATTTCATGTCATTAACTGTAGCTAAAGCTAAATTGCAGATGATGGAAAATGATGTAGCACGTAAGATTATGAAAGGCTTTAAACAGTTCATGAAAGATAATAAAGATGAACTTATTAAAGACATCAAAGAAAAAGATACAACTACTATTAATATACCAACAAAATAATGGCTTATTATCCAGTTAAATTAATCTATAACTCATACATCCCAGATCAGATAGAATCTGGGATGTTATTTGCTGTGAGTGTTACAATTAATGATCACTCCTATTTGCATGTTCATAAGCTTGATAAGCTTCCAAGAGATATTGAGAAATATCTTAAAGAGAACGGAAATCCAGTCAAACCCTATTTAATTAGGGCTATAGATTCTAATCCCGATGTTGAACCAGAGGTGGTGGCATATCCAGACCAAATTGCATACTATGAGCATGAGGATCATCTATTTGAGTTTACAATAGATGACATGAACTACATTAGTATGAAAGATGAAGGATATGTTGGATTATACTTTGATGATGAAACAGATGAGCCTTATTTAGAGGATGGTCTTGTAATAGTCACATCAATGAATAATCTATGGGAAGAAGAATATGATGAGGAAGAATACCAAGATGGGGAATTAGAAGATTAATAATTTTTACACAAACAAAGTTTAAAAAAAAAAACAAAGTCATGAAAAAAGCAAATGAAGTAACGAAGTTAGCATTAACTCAAGAAATGACCATCAAGTGGTTATCAGCAGACAGTAAAAAAGGATTTTTATTCTTAGCAGGATTAAATCGTGCAATTAAACCGTATCACGTAACTACAATGTCTGTTTCTATAGACAAATTAGGCGTTGTTCGTCCAGTTATTATTGCAACATTGTCTTTTATTACAGGAAGACCAGAAAAATATATTATTGATGGTCAGCATTTATACACAGCTTGTTTAAGAAACAAGATTGATGTTCCTTATATTGAGATTGAGATTGAAGATAAAATTGATCTTGTAGAAAAGATTGCTTTATTAAACTCATCATCAAAGTCTTGGTGTATTCAAGATTATGTAACAGCATGGTCTTCGTTAAAACCAGATTATATCAAACTTAATCGTTATTTCCAAATTTACGATCTTGAATTTGGTGTAGTTGCTTCTATTCTTAATAATCAAACTTTAAGTAGTGCTGTTGGTGGTGCCACTGTTAATAAAAAAATTAAGAATGGTACATTTGAAATTCTTGATGAAGAAGTAAATGCTATAACTCTTGACAACTTAACAGATGTGTTACGTGTTGTAAAACGTCAAAGTAGAAATGAGAATAGATATGTTTGTTCAGAGTATGTTAACTTCTATAGAAACTGCAAAGATTATAATCACAAAAAGTTTATTAAAAATCTCACTGCACAGAAAGAGTTGTTTGTATTAGCAACTCAAGAAGAAGGTAAATTAAATGAATTATTTCAAAAAATAAAATAATTATAGTTATGTCGATAAAAACACGTGTAGGGAAGATAATTGAAGTTATCAACCAAAATAAAAAGAAAGCTTCATCTGAGTTTGAAGCTGTATTGTTAAGAAATGCTACAGGAGTACATCCATTCTTATTTACAAAAGTAGAATTGGAGGTAGCATATTCTAGAGCTCGTAAGAGTCCAGAAGATGTTGTAACACAAAGTTTCATTTCTAGATTAATAGATTAATGAATAATCATTCTAAAGAAAGATTATTTTGTTTAATGATTCAAGCATCACTAGTGAGCCTCATAGTAGGCTTGCTAGTTGGTGCATTGATGGGATGGTTTATTTCAAACATTGTAAAATAATGAAAAAAGATATTTTTGAAGTTATAGGAATCATGTTAATTTTGTTTCTTATTCTATTAGCGTATGTTAGATTTAAAACAATAACAGCACCAAAAATTGCTAATACAAATGAACAATATGAACCATTTGGTGTAGTTGTAGAAGAATCTATATGGACTGGTGAATTAGAGCCAGGTAGGTATACAAAATCAGGTATTAAAATTCTTAAGAAAAATGAAAGATGAGACAAATATCAGGACATTCGTATATTACAGTGTATCATCCAAAAATAGATGGTGATTGTTGTGAAATGAAAGTTAAATGGACTCATTCCTATGATCCAGGAGATTATTATGATCCACCTTATGAGAAAATGGATATTGATGATGTTAAAGTTGTAGCGTATAATAACAAACCTATAACTAAACCAATGGCTGTTCCCGATTGGGTTACAGATGATGAGTTAATGGATGGTATTGATATATTTAATGATGGATATGATGGAGACAACAACTAAACACCCAGTATTTTATGTTTTACTCACAGCATTTGTAATAATTACATATGCTATAATTCGACAAATATGAGAAATGAATTAAACGTTACTATAGCAGATCACACTATGGCAATTGAAAGGTTTCGTAAAGAGCAAGAAATTTATTATCTTCGCAAAAAGCAATATTTCTTAGAAAAATATGGTATCTCAGAAATCAAAACAAGTAAGCCTCGCACTGCTTTGGAGCCTAGTAATTAATGTAATAAAAGTAATGGCACTATTATTTATTTTAGCATTGTACACCTTTGTTAAAATGATAATGGTGCTATTTATTAAACCAAAACATTATGGCACACGGAAAGATTTATAATTGGCTATTAGATGTAGCATTTAAAATAGTTGTTCGTTTATTAAGAATAGCTGGTTGGTGGATTGATAAAACAACAAGAAATGGAAAATAAACTAAAAGTTCTTTGCTATGACATAGAAACCATGCAAGAGTTGTTTCTCATCAACATACTAGATCCTGAAATGCATGAGCAACATGAATTTATGGTGAGCAAATGGCACAACAATCTTGATGTAATGATTAATTTCATTAATGAACATAAAGATTATTATTTTGTTGGCTATAATAATTTACGATTTGATGCTCAAGTGGTTGAATGGATATTACGTAACTACGAGAATTGGCATGAGAAGGACAATCTAGAGATTACAGCTATGATTGCCCAGAAAGCACAAGATGTTATCCATGATGCAAACTTTGAGGTGTTTCCTGAGTATAGAGAACAAGATTTATCATTCAAACAAATAGATTTATTTAAGCTCTGGCATTTTGACAATAAAAATCGCAGAATTTCTTTAAAAAGGCTAGAGTTTGAAATGGATCTTGAGAATATTGAAGAGATGCCTATTCATCATACAAAGGTGAATATGACTAAGGAAGAGATTGAAATCACTAGAGAGTATTGCAAGAATGATGTACATGCCACTTATGAATTCTATAAGATAACAATAGGAGATTGCGAACATCTTTTGTACAAAGGAAATAATCAAATAGCATTGAGACAAGATATTGAAACAGAGTTTGACATTCCTTGCTTAAATTATTCTAATTCTAAGATAGGCGATGAGATTATTAAAAAATACTATTGTGAAACTAAAAATATTAAATACAAAGATCTTCCTAAAAAAGGTACATTTAGAAAATCAATAGCTTTAAAAAATTGTATTCCTAAATATGTTAAATTCAAAACTAAACAATTACAAAATTTCTTAACAAAAATAAAAACTATCACTCTTTCTCAAACAGAAGATTTTGTTGTAAGTATTGATTTTTATAATCAAACTTATACATTCGCACGAGGGGGATTACATAATATCATATCTAGTAAAGTTTATGAATCTGATGAGAATAATGATTTAATTGATGTAGACGTTAGTGGATTTTATCCCGCTTCAATTATTAACAATTCATATTATCCTGCTCATTTAGGTAAAGAATTTTTAGTGGGGTATAGTAAAGTGTACTTTAAAAGACTTGAATTAAAACCTTTAGCTAAGAAAGATAAAAGAATAAAAGGTATTGTAGCAGGACTTAAAGAAGCGGGTAATTGTCCTTATGGTAAAAGTTCTGAAATGACTAGTTGGTTATACGATAAAAAAATGACTCTAGCAACATGTCTTACAGGCGAACTTTCTTTATTAATGTTTATAGAGGATTGTGAATTAAATGGAATAAAATGTATAATGGCAAATACAGATGGTGCTACATTTATTGTTCCAAAAGTTAAAAGGCAATTATTTAATGAACTTAAAGAAAATTGGAGAGATGTTACAACAATATCTCTTACGTATGAACTTGAGGAAGTGGAATTTAAGAAAATGATTTTTTCGACAGTAAATGATTACATAGCAATTAAAACAAATGGAGAAGTTAAAGCTAAAGGCGATTTCCTCACTGATTTTGAGTTACATAAAAATAAGTCTGGTAGGATTATCCCTATTGCTCTTGAGCAATATTTCATCAATGGTACTCCTGTTGCTGATACTATTACTAATCATAAAAATATCTATGACTTTGCTATTCGTCAAAAATCTACTAAAGATTTTCACTTTGAAGGTAAAGTTGATGGAAAGACAAATGTCTATAATAAACTTATCAGATATTATGTCTCAAACACAGGAGAGAAGCTCTTAAAGGTAAAGAATGAAAATTGTGACACTAACGCAGCAGCTATATCACAAGTTGAAGCTGGTGACTGGGTGATGACTGTATGTAATCACCTTAAGAAAGATCATCCTCTAGATAATATTAATTATTCTTATTATATAGAGAGAGCAGAACGTATTATTAACAAGATTAATTATAGAGGTAAGAAAGTACCTGTAATAATCAAAAATCAACTAACATTATGGTAGAAAAAACAGTTACAATGTCAATGTATGAGTATAAAATGCTATCAACAGAAGCTGAAATAGCTAGAGAAGAATATAATCGTCTCAAAGAAGAAAAATGGGTTTATGTAACTACAGCATATAGTGAAAATCCTTTATTTGTGCGCCAAATGGGTGGTGGTATGATAATTGACAAAGACGAATTGCTTAGTAAAATGCAAAAACATTTATCTTTAATGAAAAAACGAGTTGAAGAAAGAGAAACTGGTTATCTACAACAAATTGCAGACTTAGAGAAACAATTAGCTACAGCACAAGCACAGTCATTTGTAAAAGAACCTGTAGAAGCTGTAAAAGCTGCTACTAAATGGTGGCATAAACTAATAAAATAATATGGCAGGAACAGAGAAACAAAGAGAAGAAATCAACAGGAAGTTGGTCTCTATGCAAATGGAACTCATAGGATTAACATATGAGGACGCAATGAACACACCAGAATTTTGGAGAGTGTACACATTGACTACAGAACAAACAGAAATGTGGCGTAAGGATGCTATGAAACTTATCCAAAAAACATTCAAATGTAATAGAAGAAGAGCAGAATTAATAATGGCTACATTTGAGGTTAATTTAGGACTGCGTGAATACAATCCTCCTTTAGTTGAAGAAGAGCATTTTTGGAATGTTGATAAAAGATTGGAAACTACACACATACGTACAACTATTCCACCTGAAGCACAATTGCTTAAAAATCAAAAGCCTACATTCTGGCAAAGATTACATAAGTTCTTTGTAGGATTTTATTAAGATATTAGTCAGGTGGCGGAATGCCTATAAGCAGAGAAACTATGACACTCCCCTTATAGCTTGGTAGACGCATAGAGTTAGATTACTGCGTGAAATACTTACTAACTCTATTATACAGTGCAGCAGTTTTAATACTGAGTATTGCCAGTTCGAATCTGGTCCTGACTAAATTAACACAAGCCCCAGAGAAATTTCGGGCTTTTTTTTAACAATTTAAACACACAAAAAAATGGGAGCACAAGATTTTATTATTAGACAAACAGCAATGTCTGCCACTGAAGCATATGGTAATGCTGTACAAGAAGCTATTGCTGAAGAGGGTACAGATTTATACAATGGTACAATCAGTACAACAATTGGTTTTAAAAATGTCACTGATGAGTTTCGTAAAAGCAAAAAGACTAGACAGCAATTTGTTAACGAAATGTTAGAAAAGATAGGTAAGCGTGATTGTCGTGTTATTGAAGAACAAGCACCTGTCAAGAATGACAACAAAATTAAGAGTGTTGTAGAACACACTGTTGTTAAAGGTACTAGTAAATGGGAACTTAGATATAATGTCTATGTTGGTGCACATGATGAAAGACAATTGGATTCTTTTAACACTAAAGGTGATGCTGTTAAATTTGCTCGTGAGCATACAGAGAAAACAAAAAACACTACCTTTGTACGTATGGAAAAGATTCTTACAAATCAAAATCCTAATGTAGCTTGTATTAAATATAAACAATCTACACAAGAGAAAGAAGGTGTTTATATATTGTTTGGTGTAGCCGCTTGTTAACATGCCTAAGAAGCCAAAACTATTAGAAGATAAAATGGATTGTCTTCATTGTGGCAATGTACAAGATGTATCAGTGATAGAAGAATTGTTTGAACAAACAGGCAATTCTTCTGCTGTTACAACATATTGTACATCTTGTAATGGTAAATTAATAGCACGGTTCTCTGTGAATGGATTTTATTCCTTTCATAGATTTAATACAAAATGGAAAATAAATTATAATTTAAAACATAGAAATGGAAAATAAAGAAACATCAATCGAATGGTTTGTATCACAATTACCATTACGTATTCAAAACAGTCATGCTACAGAAATAGAAAAAGCCAAAGAAATGAATAAAAAAGAAATCAAAGATGCTTATGAAAGCGGATGGGTTGGAAGTTATTCAGAAGATTATTACAACAAAACTTTTAACAAATAATGGAAAAGAAAGAATTTTTAAGCAAACAACAATGCGAGGCATTGAGCGAATTAAATTACGATGGGGACTATGATTATGTATATCATGCCACAGGAGAAATCTGGGAAAGAGGAAAGAAAGATAAGAAGGAACGATTTGTTCCAGCACCATTGAAGCAACAAGTATTCCGTTGGTTTCGAGAGAAGTATGGTTTATATCAACAAATTGAAGTATTTAGACTTAGTGAGTTTAAAGATGATGAATTATTCTTTGATTTTAAAATCATTGACAAGTCAGATGATACTGATTTTGTTTATGATAATGACTTATATTCTACATACGAAGAAGCAGAAGATGAAGCAATCAATAAATTAATAGAAATAGCAAAACAACAAGACAATGAATAGATTATTTGCAAAATTCATTGAAAGCAGATTTACCGATTCTGTCAATGGAAGGATTGTTAATTTATATCGGTGTAAGAATGGAATGAAATTTTTAGCCCATTCTAAATTTGATTCATTATTTTTTTATGTAATAATTTAAACAAAAAGACAATGAATAATATTAAAATTGGAAATTATTGGATTTTAGGAAAAGAAACCAATGGAATCACTTTGTTTCCTTTTATTTTCTTACGAAAATCGTATGTCGATAGATTGGCTGATTGGAATCTTTATAGTCTAGTAAACCATGAATCTATTCATCTAAAGCAACAAGCGGAACTTGGTGTGGTATTCTTTTATGTCTGGTATTTTTTAGAATTTTGTATTAGGACCGTACTAATTGGCAATACCGATGCAGCTTATCGAAAAATATGTTTTGAGAGGGAAGCATATGAGAATGAGAAAGATTTGGAGTATCTGGATAAAAGAAAGTTTTGGGCATTTTTAAAATATTTATAACAACAAGATAATGACTGAAGATGAATTATATAGTGCTATAGAAGCAGCTATTATACGTTGGAATCTTGATAAGACTAAGACAGCAGGTGAACTAACAAGAGAGATTATGTCAATAATTAAACAACAAAACAATGGCTGATATAACAATAATACAATGGACAATGATTTATCTTGTAGGGTTTATCATTACACTATCTATACTTAAATGGATATATAGTGATGATATGCATTCATATAATGACGTAAGATATATTACAGCATTTTCAATAGTTTGGCCTATTACATTGCTTTTATTGATTTTAGGTACTCTAATATGGTTGATATACAAGTTTTGTAATTGGTTTTTAGAACTTTAAATAACACACGATGAAAACATTAGTGCTAGGAGACACACATGGTCGTCCATATTGGAAAGAAATTGTAGCAAAAGAAAATGCTGATAGAGTGATATTTATTGGAGACTATTTTGATTCTTATGATGATTATATATCTGTTGAGCAGATGGATAATTTCAAACAGATTATAGAATACAAACAATCAAATCAAGCTGAAGTAATAATGTTAATTGGTAATCATGATTATCATTATATGCGAGGTGTATCTGAACATTATTCAGGATATCAAGCAGGTGCAGCACCAGCTATACAACATTTACTAGAAGATAATAAAGAACATCTACAGATGTGTTATAGATTGGGTGATTATTTATTTACTCATGCTGGTGTTAGCCATGATTGGTTACTATTACATTCACGTGAATATCGAAAAGATGAGAATGCTGATGTTTCAGAAATTGTAAATGATTTGTTTAAATATAAATCTTTTTCATTTGCTTTTGCAGGAGTTAATCCATATGGTAATAGTAGTTTAGCATCACCAATTTGGATTCGTCCACAAGCATTACAAGCTACAAATTATGACACATTGCGTAATAAATACATTCAAGTGGTGGGACATACACAAGTTAACAAAATGGATGTAGAAGGTAAAGCTACAGGTGGTAGATATCATTATATTGATGCACTAGGAACATCAGGAGAATATATGATTATAGAAGATGATAAATTAACATTTCCAACACATAAACAAGAATAATATGGAAGATTATGAACACATTTTAGCTAAAGATTTTGTATATTTATTAGCTGATGAAATGCTAGATGAGCATCTACCAAGAATAGAAGTTATAGACAAAGATAAAGTTTTTAAAGATGAAGATAGACATAAGCATAGAGCAGTTCGAAGATACGATAGCAAAAGGATACACGATGGACATGGTGTTCCTATTGATGATGTTACAGGAACAGTATGATGTTAAACTTATATGTCAAGACAATCCTAAATTACAAATCTTATGTCAATCAATTCATAGAAAAGGATTGATTACATCAGAATATAAGATAACAGAAACAGGAACTAAGTTGCTAGAATATTTGAAGGCTAAAACCCGACAGAAGTTCGTAAAGCCCAAGATTTCAGCACAAGAGTTTGATGACTGGTGGGAAGCTTACCCTGGAACCGATTCCTTTGAATATCTTGGGAAGAAGTTTCAGGGAAGTCGTTCCCTTCGTTCTGGTAAAGAAGATTGTAGAATTAAGTTTAATGTAATTCTATCAGAGAAAGAATACACAGCAAAAGAATTAATAGATGCCATGCAACATGATGTTCATTTGAAGAAAGAAGCTTCGTTTAAAGAGAATAAAAATAAACTATCGTTTATGCAGAACTCTTTGACATATCTTAATCAAAGAAGTTATGAACCATTCATTGAATTGATTAGAGCTGGAGTAGAAGTTAAACAATCAGTTAAACAAATAACAGGTACAGATATATGATAACACCACAAAAAAAAGCAAAAGAATTAGTAGATAAATTTAGACTTTATTTAGGTACAGATGCAGTAGGAGAAGAATACTTTACCTCTGATTTAGATGCTAAAAGATGCGCATTAATTGCCATAGATGAAATAATTAAATTTGGCAATGAGCAAGGTATTAGAGAACCAATGATGTATTATTATAAAGTTAAAGAAGAAATAGAGAAATTATGAGTTTTCAAGACCTTAAGATTGCGGTTGAAGATGGTTTAAATGGTAAGAATGGTGGCATTCCTATGGGCTTTGATAGATTGAATAGATACATTGGTATTCGTAAGTCTATGTACAGTTTGATTGGTGGCTTAACTGGTTCTGGAAAAACTAGTTTTATTGATGATGCGTATGTACTAAATCCATTTGATTGGGCTATTAGCCCAGAGGGTAAAGCCTCTGGGATTAATGTAAAAATCATTTATAGATCAATGGAGCGTAGTAGAACCTACAAGTATGCCAAATGGATTGGTAGAAAAATCTTTCTAGACCATGGAATTATTATTCCTGTAGGTAAGATGTTAGGTTGGACTGATAAGATGAATCACGATGAACATGATCTTTTCTTACAGTATGAAGAATATGGTGAATTAATGAAAGAAAAAATCACCATCATCGATGGACCAGAGAATGCAGTAGGTATAGCAAAAGAACTAAGAGACTATGCATTAGAACGTGGTGAGATTATTCAAATGGACAAGTGGAATAAAAAATATATTCCTGATGATCCTAATGAAATAACTCTTGTAATTATTGATCACATTGGTTTGCTTAAACTAACCAAAGATCATAATACAAAGAAAGCTTCTATAGACAAGATGTCTGATGAATTGAGATATGCTTAAATAAAATAAATTTGGATTATTCAATTATATTATCTATATTTGTAAAAATATAAATATATGATTGGAATTTACAAAATTACTACGAAACATAATAATAAAATTTACATTGGTAGTTCAGATAATATAAATAAAAGAATTGCTGCTCATTTATCAAGATTGAGAAGAAACGCACATCATTCAGCTTATTTACAAGCTGTTTATAACAAGTACGGAAAAGAAAATCTTGAAATTTCTATAATAGAAATACTTATAGATAATAAAGATAAGATAAAAAAAGAACAATATTGGTTAGATTTATATCAAAGTTATGATAGAAAATTTGGATACAATATGTCTAAAAATGCATCCTGTAACACTACAGGAGAAAAAAAAGCTTATCAATATGATTTAGAAGGAAACTTTATTAAAGAATGGGAAAGTATAAATAAAGCACAACAAACATTAAATTTGTGTTCTATTAGTGCTGCCATGAATGATAAAAACTCTCATAATTTATCTGGAGGGTTTCAGTGGAAATATTATAAAAAAGATAAAATTAAAAGTTTATTAAAACTTTATTGTTGTTATAATTTAAATGGAGAATTTGTAAAATATTTTTATTCTGAAAATGAAATAAAATCATATTTTAATATAAATAATTCTAATCATTTAAATATAGCTAGAAGTGTTAAAACAAATAAAAGTAGTTGCGATCATTTATGGAAAATATATAATACATATGATTTTCCTAAAAAAATAAATTCTTATATAAAAAGAACTGTTGCAAAAGAAGTTTTAAAATTTGACAAAAATGGTAATTTATTAGAAACTTTTAAAAGTCTTACAGAAGCTGCAAAATCTATGAATGTTAAAACAGAAAATTTACATAGAGCAGTTAGTAGTAATAATCCTAAATATAAAACTTGTAAAGGTTTTGTATGGAAATATTTATAAGGCTCCTTATGCAGTAATGTATAATGGATAATTGGGTGAATTGCTGGAAAATCTGGAAGCAGACAATCAGCAGCCAAGCTCGTAGTGTAAAAGCTACTTGAAGGTTCAACGACTAGGTATTGAAACTATAATATAGAATATAATATACCCACGAGCTCCCGACAACCAATTTAATTGGTTGATGATATAGTCTGGACTGCATGAATAACAAAATAAGATGCAGAAGTTAGGATAAAGAGCCTAATGATAACACAATCGAGAGATTTCTATGGTTATAGTCCAGTGGTAGTCTCTCAGTTCAATCGTGACATTGCTAATCCTATGAGGATTAAGAATGGTGATGTAGAACCTCAATTAGAGGATTTTGCAGATAGTTCAGCAACTCAGAATGATGCTGATGTTGTGTTGGCATTATTTGATCCTATGAGATATAAAGTGGAAGACCCTAGTGGTTATCAACTAGATAAACTAAAGGATGAATATGGTGCAAAGTATTATCGTTCTCTAAGACTAATTAAGAATAGTTTTGGTGAGGATGATGTGCGAATTGGATTGGGCTTCTTAGGGCAAATTGGGATGTTTAAGGAGCTACCAAGAAGAAAAGACATGACTGATTCTGATTATGAGGCAGTTGTTAACAAAACATTTTTCTTACAACATGGGTGATATTAGAGATCAATTACAGCAAGAAGCGGTAGATCAATATCTATCAGGTAATCCTAAAACTTGCTTTAATATTAGTGTAAGGTTTGGTAAAACTAGACTAGGTATTATGATTATGCAGGCTTTGAAAGTCAAGCGTGTTCTCATTCTCTATCCTGAACTAAATATTAAAAAAGCTTGGGAAGATGAATTTGAGAAAATGGAATGGAAACCTGAAGAGGTTTACTATTCTACCTATTTATCAGTGAGCAAACATGATAAACACAAGTTTGACATGATTGTAGGTGATGAGATACATAAAGCATCTGATAATGCTTTATTTAATCTTGATAGTTTGTTACAAAATAATAAACGATTCTTAGGATTGTCTGGTACATATTCAGATAAAACAAAAGATCAGCTCTGGGAATATTGTAGACTAAAGATTAGTCATGAATACAATACAGAAGCAGCTATCGAAGATAAAATTGTAGCTAACTATGAAGTGAATGTAATTACATTTAATGTAGATGGAGTTAATCAATATCTCAAGAAAACAAAAACTAAAGAATGGATGACTACAGAAGCTAAAGAACTTGTGTATTTAACCAAAGTGTTAGATGTTGCTAAAATGCAACACAGAGATATGAAGTTTCCTGCATTAAATAGAATGCGATTCATTAATAAACTACCATCTCTTAAGAAGAATACAAAAATCTTAATGCATCATTTAAAAGATAAACGTTATCTATTATATGGAGCAGATACAGATTTTGTAGATGGGCTAGGAATTCCTACACATCATTCTAAAAATATCAAAGAAGATAATCTTAAGAAGTTTCAGGATGGTGAAATTAATCAACTTGGTTTAGTGCAACTAGCATCACAAGGGGTAACTTTCAAAAATTTAGATACAGTTGTTATAACTAACATCAACTCTAATTCAGAAAATTTATTCCAAAAGTTAGGTCGTACTTTGCTTCAAGAAGAATCCAAAGTCTCTCAAATATACATCCTTTGCACAAATGAAGAATTTCAGAAAAAGTGGCTTCTTACAGCATTAAAGGACATTCCTAGAGAAAAAATTACGTATAAGAATTTTAATTATTAAAATTAATTTCGTAAATTAGAGGTATAAACTAAAACAAAAACTAAATATGAGCTCAAAGTTAATCGGGGTTGTAGGGCCTACAGGAACGGGAAAATCCACATCCATCAAGCACCTAAATCCAAAGGAAACGTACATCATTAACGTTGCAAAGAAAGAATTACCATTCAAAGGTTCTGAAAAACTGTACAATACAGAAAATAAGAACTATGCAGAGTTAGATGATGCAATTGATATCTCACGTAGATTACGTGCTATATCAGACAAAGCACCACACATTAAGAACATTGTGATTGAGGATTCAAACTACATCATGGGTTTTAACATGGTTGCACGTGCTACAGAGAAAGGGTATGAAAAGTTTACAATTATGGCTAGGGATATGGTTGACTTATTCCGTGAAGCTCGTAACTTACGTGATGATTTGAAAGTGTTCTACTTTACACATCCAGAAACTATAGAAGATAGTGGTGAGATTGTAGGATATAAAATTAAAACTGCTGGAAAATTAATTGACAACCAAATTGTATTAGAAGGACTTTTAACAATCTGTCTATATACAAATGTTGAAGAATCAAAAGATGGTAGTGTTACCTATAGCTTTGTAACTAATCGTTATAGGAAGTATCCAGCCAAGAGTCCTGATGGAATGTTTAGTGAAATTATCATTCCTAATAATTTGCAAGAAGTTGCAAACACAATTGATGAGTATTACAAATAAACAAATAAACAATTAAAAACAAAGTTATGGCTATTACAGGAGTAAAAAGAGAGTCTTCAGAGGCAAAAGAGTATGCAAAAAAAGTAGGATTATTTGAAGCACACATTATTGCTATCAATCC